GCACCTGCTGCCATCACTACAGTTCCTGATACACCACCAGTTAATCTAGAAATCTTTTGAGTTACAGTTGGAGTTGTTCCTGGAGAACCAGTTGTTCCAATTGCAACATCTGCTCCTGTCACACCAGTTCCACCAAATACCGTAGCTGCTTGCGCTGCTGTAGGTACTGCTGTTTGTGATGCTACCGGGACCATTGCTAAGAATAGTCTATGCATTATAGTTGCTGGAGTAAGAACATTCAATGTAGATTGAATTTGATCTTGACCTGCCAAAGGACCACCAAAGTTAGCTGCCCATCTTGGAGATAACCCAGTTAGTTCATAGTTAGTTGTTAAAGCTATTTTAAGACCAGTGCTATCAACATCAAGACCGCCTGCTAATGTAGATATTCCTGTAGTAGCTAATGTTCCACCAATTGATGTATTATTACTGAACGTTGAGTTAGTAGTAATTGCACCAGTTGCTGCTGTTTTTGTTATATCGACGAAGCCGTTCTCCGAACGTACCGCACCTGTAAACGTTGTGTTTGCCATGTTATATTCCTCCTAGAATATATAAATGTAGTCCCTAGGGATGTCGACTATACGCGTCTACATTTATTTTTGTTTTTTTTTATGTATAGTGTTGCAAGAATACAACAGATTTAAATAGAGTGCAAGAGATTCTGTAGTGAAAGTGGTATTTCAGTGGTGTAGCTTTTGTTAAGTAGCTACGGAAACTTGTGGTGCAGAATCGTCTACTTTGTTAACATGTTGTGCTAACTCAGCTTCTTTCATCTTAATGTCAGATATTACTTCTCTAACTTTATGGTCTATTCTAACCATATTAAGGGTATATCTACCCTCGTTAAGATGCTCCTGCTCCCAACTCAACTCCAGCGACCTTTTCTGTTTGTAAAGGTCTTGTAAGTTCGTCATCGTTAATCTCCTCAAAGGTTAACCATTTTTTAGTCAAACTATAAAAGTTTGATTTCTCCCAATTAATATCATTTTTTCCTAGTTTGTCAAGGATTGCTTTTTCCATGGCTCCTGAATTATCTTCAGTCATAACTGTAAATTCAGTTACATAGCCGTAAGCAGTGATTTTAATTAAGAATTTTTTCATTGGGTATATGTCTGTATATTTTAAATGTGGCGGTTTTTAGGCCGCCACAAAAATTAATGATTACGCGCCTTCAGTCCCGAAGATACCTCTAGGGTCAGAAACTCCAAATGAGTATCTTTCTCTAGCTTTGTATCTAACGTTTCCAGTGTCAAAATCACCTTCCATAGCAGTAGTTAAAGGTGCTCTATTGAACATCTTCATACCGTTAGGAACATCTGTGATAATGTAAAAAGCATCTGTATCAGTTAGGTAGTTGTTCACTCTATAACCTTGAGGAACCATACCCATAGATACGATTGCGTTAATGTCATTATCAGCAGTCGCAGTTCTACCTTGAGATTTCATCAATCTCTCAGCTGTAAATTGAAGCTCAGAAGGAATAATCATTTTTACTCCTCTAGCAGCAATTCTCAAACCTCTTTCGTCAGTCATTGCAGCGATATCAATTAATGATTGCTCCAATGATGTTTCGTTAAGGTCAGCTTGCGTAGATAGCGTGTTCTTGTAAGTTCCCGCTACCGTTGGGTGTGCTGTACTAAATAAAGCAACGCCGTCACCTGAATCAAAGTTATCCGTAGACGGAAGTCCTTGAATTAAAGGCTCAACTGCTTTTACTTGTTTAGCGTTTGACATAGATCTCGCTAAAGCTTTTGTGTATCTAGAAGCAATTCTATCGTAGAGGTTATCTTCGATAGCTTCTTCCGTGATAGCAAATGCTAAAGCTACTGTCTCATGCGTGTATCTAGCAGTGAAAGTTTCTTGAGCTTGGTCGAAAGACACTCCAGAACCTTCTGCTTTTACTTGCGCGTTTGCAAAACCACTTAACATTACTTCTTCTTCAAAAGCTCTGTCAGATGATTCTGTCGTATAAATTTCAGCGTGCTGATTTTCATACTGTTTGTATTCCAGGCCGAATAGTGCATTCAATCCTGGCTCTAGTTCTTTAACTAGTTGTGCTCGTGATATAGCCATAATTTATCTCCTATTCTCCTATATTCCTGTTGCCAAAGATCCAACTGTGTATTGGTGTAAGTTGATTTTCACAACTACAGAGCAATTCGCTGCTGTTTGATCTTCGTTTTCTGGATCTTCTGCTACTCTAACCACTCTCAATGCTTTAGCAGTTGTTGCTGCTGTTGAGATGCCTAGTTGTAGACTAGATTTTCCTGTTGTTGTACTACCTGCGGAAGCAGTTGTTGCATAAGTTAATCCAACTTTAGATTTTCTTAGTGCTAACGTTGTTCCTAAAGTAGCGTCTGATGCAATGATATACTCTTGTAAAGGGTCATCATTAACAAATGCCGTAACGTCTTCGCTATTTGCAGGAGTTGTTGCTGCAGGGTAGAAGTTACTGAACGTTGGTTTTAAAGTTGTTGCTGCTGTGAAAAACACACCATTAAGAACTCCAACAGTCGCAGTACCAGCTGCCGCTGTAACAATATATCCACCAGTTGAAGCAGAAATATCTACTTTAACAGGCTCTCCATTGAAAATAGCATTAGTTTCGCCGGCGTCGATTTCATATTTAGATTGCCCTTGTACAGCGGCTCTATTGCCGACTGCCATTGAAGCTACTAAACCGAAACCACCACTGTTTCTATTTGCCATAGTTTTATCCTATCTTTTGTTTACTTGTTATATCGATGATAGGGATTAACCCGAGAATTGTTAAAAAATTAACTTTTCTTTGTACCACCGAAGGTTACACGAGACTGTCTATCAATATTGATAGGCATCCTCTTATCCTGCTCCTTCATAAGATCGTTGTCTATAGCTTCTGTCTTTTGTTTATGTTTATTAGACATATACTCCTGACGTTGCTGCGCAATCTCGATTGGTACCTTCGCAAGTAGAAGGCCACCGACCCCAACTACCCCCTTGTATTTGCCGTCATCAACGACTGGATAATCAGATGCATTTTCGACTTCATCGGCACGAACTAATTCATATCCTTCTCTTAATCGAGACGATATGTTTTTCGTGTCTTGAAAGCCAACGCTCTCTGCTCTTATCCATCTGTACCTGAATCCATCAGGCGCAGGGGGTGCATCTAGAGAAGATGGTGGAACCCACACTTTAGGTCTTTCCGACTTTGTCCGTGTTTGGTCCGCACGAGAAGTTTTGTTTTCTTGTTTTTTCATATGCTTATACCTCCTTCGTGAGTTTTAACTGTTTTGCATAGTCTTCGAGTGGCACACCTAATTTTTTAGCAATTGCTACTTGAGAAGATGTGAGTCTTACTGTTTTGCGTCCCGATTTACTTACTCTATTAGCCGAAGCTACATTCTGAGTAGGTTTTTGTGACGTTGTATTATCAGTATTACCAAATTTATGCGGAAAGTCAACTCTAATTCTTTTATCAACTTCAACATAATACTCATTTGATTTAGGGTCATAGCCTTCTCTTTCAACTAAGTCCTTATGTATCTCAAATGCAGTAAACGTCATGGCTCTATCTTGTCCAAACCATGAGTTTTTAGACGCCCAAGATTCTGCTTGAGGGTCTGGATCTGGTAATTGCTGGGGTGTTTGTTCAGGAAGTTTATTTCCATCAGATAAATTAGCCTTAGGCGTTTCTACCTGTTTTTCTTTATTTTCCTTTAAAACATTAAGTCTTGCTGAGTCAATTGACAAAGCAGCAACTTTTTTCTGTGCTTCTACTTGTGCAACAGCGTCCCCAGATTCTATAGCAGAGGCCAACTCTTTTTGAGCTGAATCCATACCACTAGTCACTCTGTTTTCGTATTGTTTTACATAATCTTCATTTACTTTTGTAAAATTAGATTCTGTTTGTGCTCTTTTAGCTTCAACAGCTTTTGCATATTCAAGCGCAGCTTTTTCTCTTCTCTCCGCTTCTCTCATTTTACGAGTTAGTTTCGCAATACGAGATTGTACACCTTTACTGTAGTCTTCTAATTTTTCGTCTTCTTTTACTGGTTCTGTTGTTTCTTCTTTTACTGGTTCTTGTTCCGTGGGTGCTGCTTCTTCTTTAGGTGCTTCGGTTTCTATAACCGACTCATCTTTTTCTTCAGTAACTTCGATATCGGCTCCTGGGCCGGATGTATCAATGTCAACTGTTTTCTTTTCTTCTACGTTTGGCATAGTTTCCTCCTATGGTTAATATTCATGCAAGAGATCCTCTGGACTCTTGATGGTTGCTAAAACTTCATCGTCGTTTAGCAGACGTATTTCCCCACCTTCTATTTTAATTCTGGATCCTGCATAACGGGCAAACATTACCCATTCCCCCTTCTTGCACCACGGACCTTCAGGAAATTTTTCCTTATCCGCATAACATTGAGGACCCATCTTTAAAACTAAACCACATTGAGAACCAACTTGTTGTTTTTCTAAAGTTGACTCTGCTAAGTGTATTCCACCTTTAGTTTTACCATCCATTTTAAATGGCAATACTAAAAGTCTCCAACCCGTTGGGTTAGGAATTTTATTTGAATCTGTTTCTTCTGATTTTTTTACACCAACTAATTTTTTATTTGGTAGGTGTATTTTTGATGTCGACGACTGTTCCATTATTTTGCTCCTTATCGTTTAGCAGGTTAGAGAGTTCCTGACGCACTATTTCCAGTGCTTTTATCTGTCCTATTATATAGTTATATTTCTCCATGTTGTCAATAGCGCCGGACGTCACTACTATACTTAAATCTTCTAATTTTTGATTTAAGAGTCTATTTAGTTTTACGATTACTGCTTCTAGATTCATTTTTTAAAACTCCTTGTAATGTTTTTGCTTGAGCAGCGTGGGTCTTAGATGCTTTTTTTAAACCTTTAACTACTTTCTTTATCTTTGCTTTTGCTTTTGCTTTTGCTTTTGCTTTTGCTTTTGCTTTTTTCATATTAACATTTCCATCTTCTTCGTGCCTGACGGATACGAGAATTAGGATCATTACGAGTTTTAGCTGACGAGTTTCTTAATTGACCTGCGCTTCTTGCACAGTACGACTTACGTCGATTTGCAGCTTTTGACCCTTTTTTCACTTTACCAGTCACGGCTGTTTTTAACTTACTTCCGGGATTTGCTCTTCTGTAGGCAGCGACACCCTTCTGAGTCATGCCTGCGCCCGATTTAGTTGAGCGATAGTTTTTCTTATTCCTAGATATAGGATTCTCAGCCATTACGCCTTCTTAGCTGTTTTTGCTGATTCTCTAAATGCTTTAGCTGTAGGTGCTCCTTTAGATCCAGGTTTTCTAGGTTTACCACCACGTTTCTTTTTCATCATGATGTTGTAGTACAAACCTTTTTTAGCTTTACGCCCGCTTTTAGTTTTATGGTATTTACTTGCCATTGTTTTCCTTTCCACATAGGCATCTTTTGCCTAGTATTTTTTCTATTAAATGTTTAAAAAAATTTTTAATTTTTTTCATTATATTTTTTTTACTTTTTTCTTCTTCTTTTTTCTCAACATCGCAAAATCTTTTCCAGAAATTTTACCGTCTTTGTTAGCGTCAAGTTTAGCTTGACCACCTTTTAAAAATCCTGGTTTTTTAATTTGAGAATTGTATCTTCTATTTGGCATTATTTTTTTCCTCCGTTTCTAAATATTTGTGTACCCTTTATACCAAAAATACTGGCAACTACAAGTACCCATAAATTGGTAAACCATTTTGGAAGCTCATGAAAATATTGAAAGAATAGCTTTACCTTTTCCATGGCTGCCGGATCGTCCGACATAACTGCCCACATGAGTACCACGATAGGCGCCGAAATTATTACGAGGACGAATTCGTCCTTATAATCGTTTTGTCTCGCTTCTAGTAATTTGCCTTGGTAAGATTCCTCACCCCGAGCCATTTTCTCGGCATGCATTAATTGTGCATCAGACATTGCCATCTTAGTCTTCTGGCGGTTAGAATAAATTTTACTTCCCGCTTGTAAAGCGATTTTTGCTAAGCTAAACCAAGCCATACTAGTACCAAGTTATGTCTTTTTGTTTTCTAGCAGCACCAGATCCTTTAACAGGGTTTTTATTACCTGTTGATAAAGCACTTTTGCCTCTAATACTAGTTTCAGATCTTGGATCAGTAATAACTTTACCTTCTTCTATCTTAACTGGTTTAGATTTTTTATAATTTATCATATTTTTATCTCCTATTTGTATTGTTATCTTATTTTGAGTCTTTTTTAAAGCTATTTGACATCTGTTGTTTAACAATTGACGTTTGAGAACGTAATTCTGCTAAATCTTCGTTCTGTTCTAGCTTATCATCGTTAATTTCTTTAGCTTGCACTAATTTTGCTCTATCAATGTTAAATTTTTCATCATCTGCTTCTGCTTTACGTTGATTTTCCATTGCTCTAAGGTCAACTTCTCTAGATTTTAGTTTTAATAGAGGGTCAGAGTCAAATTGAGACGTAATTTCTTTTTCTTCCTTCATAAAATCAGCCATAGACTCTGCAATTAGCACTGCTTTTCTTGCTTCCATGTCCATATTCATTTTTTGTAGCTGTTGTTGGGCTTGCATATCTTGTGGATTCATCTTTGCTTGTTGTTGTAGCATTTGTGCTTGTTGCATCATATCAGCAAACTCTAATTCAATTTGTTCTTGAGCCATTAAACTTATGTGTTCTAAAATATTTTTATGCATTGCAGCCATTACTGGCGGATTGTTTCTAACTAAATTAGTTGCCATAAAATTTAAGTGCGCTGTTATGTGTGCAGTATGGTCTTGTCCTCTGTATGCTTGAAAAGGTTTTCCGCCTAATGCATCAATGTGTTCTAGTGCAGGATCTTTTGGTGCTTTTGGAGCAGGAGGTGGTAATATTTGATCAATATCTTTTACACCAAGTGCCTCGTACATGTTTCTGTATACTGCATTTAAATTATGTATTTGTGGGTTAGACGTAGCTAATTGTAATTCTGTTTGAGCCAAAGATATTCTTTGTGTCATTGAAAATATGTTTGGATCTGCAACAGGTAAAATATCTACTCTATCATCAAAATCTGTTTGTTTAATTACACGTTGTGCACCTACAACATCATAAGGATATTCTGGTGGTAAATAACTTTTAAATACATTTGATAATAATTTAAATTCTCTTTTTAACCCAGCATATAATCTTTTGTGTATTGAAGACATAACTCTAGATCCACGTTCTAATAACGCAACTGTAGTTCCAACTGCGGCTTGTTGATTTCCGTCACCAACTTGCATATCAGCGATTGCAGCAAATCTTTGTCCTGCTTGAACTACGATACCCATTAATTGTAATAATGTTTGAGATGGTTCTTTGTATGGTAAAGGATAAAATGCATCTCTTAATGATCCACCTGGTGCATCTACATCTTTAAATTCACCTGGTTGTATTGGTGATGCTTCATCTCTAACTCTTACACCTCTTTGTTTAAAACCTGCGGGTAGATTAGATAATGTTCCTGCATCCAACAATTGACGGAGAGCAGACGTTGCCGTTCTACTTAATCCGCCAATCATATGGATTAATCCAAGTCCGTAAAATCCAAGTCCTGGCAGAAATTTGAAGTGGACAAAATATTGAACTTTATTTTTCGTTGGATCTTCTGGTGCAAAGTTCCTTCTAATAGAAAGAACATTTCCACTACCTTCCTCGATTGTTACGATGTAAGGTAATTTTATTCCTGTTGGTTGGTTTTCTTGACCAACATCTTCAAAGCCTTCTAAATCTAAATTAACATGGCATTCTAATAATGTGTAAATAGTTTCTTGTCTGCCTGTTCCTTTAGTGCCTTCTAAATCTCTTTGTTTGTCTGTAACTTTATCTTCTACTTTTGTAGGTGGTTGTAATTCTATGTCAGAATAAAAACCAGCAACTTGTTGTTTTCTTAAATCGTTTTCAGATATTTTAATTACATGCATAATAGCTTCTGCGTCATCTAGTGATGTTGCAGTATATGGTACAACTAAATCATCTGCTGGTACAAATTTAGATACAGCTCTTTGTAATAACGCATCGTAATAAACTTTTTTAAATGCCGATCCTGATAGAGGTAAATAAAATAACATCTGATCAAACTCTGGCTCATACTCTTCCATCTTTTCCATGATTTGATAATTCATAAAATTTTTAACACGCTGAGCTTGTTGTTCTTTTGCTTGGTCAACTTTACCTAAAATTTGTGCTCTTACTGGTCCTTCAGCAGGCAATAATTCTTTGTAAGCACCAGCTTGAAACTGTGTTACGGCTTCTGCTAGTACAGGGTGTGTTGCACCTGATGCACCTTGAAAAGGTTCGTTTCTATTGTTGTATTTAAAACCTAATAAATCTAATCCTTCAATATATGATCGTTCCCATTCTTTTCTAGATGTTTTATACTCTGCATAATCTGCTCTCATCTTTAATCCGATAGGATCTAAAATATCTTCTGGTAATAATTCTGCTAAATTGTCGTAGTGATTTTCTGTACCTGGAATATTTACTTTTCCTGGCTCAAAATTTAATTCAACACCACCATCATCCATGGGTGTAACTTCTATTGGTTGATCGGGTTGTTGTTCTTTTTTTTCCTCAACCTCTACGTCTGGCCCATCTATCTCAACGGACGTTCTGATGCTGTTGGGGAGTGATTTATCTATCTCTGCCATTTATACTCCTAGTATTTTCTACCACGTTTTAATATTAAAGCCAAGCCCTCAGAATCAGGTCCTGACGTTGGTGGAGGTCCTGAATCATCTCCAGCTAACTTCATAATACCGCCTCCTGCTTTTTTAGGTTTAACTAAATTTTCTGGAATTATACCCATTTCTTGAAGTTGTGTTTTAGAATATGTTTTACCATCTTTTGATAATAAATCTAAAATTTCATCTATAGAATCTAACCCATCTTCACCTTCCATATCACCATAACTATCTGGTTTAGCTGTAGCCTCTTCATATTCATCTAATGTTTTAACTGCTTTTCCGTCTTTGCCTACAATTTCTTCACCAGGTCTGTACATTATTTCTTCTTGCCCTGTTATTGTGTCAAATACTTGACGCTCACCAGCTTCATCATAACCAGATCCCATACCCTCGCTTTGTTTATTAATACGTATTTCTCCGCCAACATCTTCATACATTGTATATCCTTTGTAGTCATAAACTTTTTGTCTTTCAACTGTTGCAGCTGTTTCCGATATATCATCACCTGATTTTTTAATTAAATTTACAAAGTCAAAGAAGTATTTTGGTGTACCACCTGGAGTTACTATAGGTGTAGTTTTTTGTGCTACTTTGCTTCCTACAGGTATAAGTTTATCTAGACCTAAAGCTTTTACTAACCCCATTGCTCCAGCGGCCCCCATGGTTAAAAGTGTATCTCTTCGACCTTGATCAACTGTTTCAAGTTTATTTTCAATTTTTGTTTTAAGTTCTTTTGCACCTTTACTAGATCCTGCAATTCCTCTAAGTTGTCTTTTAAATTTAGGTGTTTTAGCTAAAAGACCAAATGGTGTTGCTGGTCCTGGAACTTCTGCAAGAAACTCAAGTTGACCTCCCATTCCTTTTTGTGCTTCGGTTCTATTTTTTTCTGTATCTTCAATTAATTTTGTTAAACCAATAGCTTCTTGTGCTTTGTTTGTAACTGTTGGTGAAATAGCTTCCATAAATCTATCCATCTTTCCAGATTTTCTGCCTTTAATTAAATCTCCAGTTGCCTGTGCTAATGCAGGTACAGTTCTAAATGCATACTCTGGTATTCTACTTGCCCCTTCGGAAATTTTTTGTCCGTAGTATGGGTAGGCTCTTGGGTCTATCATTTCGTTAAATCTTTGAAGTGGGTTGTCTGCTAGTTTCATTCCTAAAAATGTTTTGTCTCCAATAGGTATATTATCATTGTCTCTTGCAGCAGAGATTGCGCTTAAAAAATCAGGGTCCGGGGAACCTTCACCAAAATTAACACGGCCACCTTCGGCTGCCATAAATTGGCCGTCTATTTCTGGGATGTCTATGGAATTTTTATTATCTGCATTTTCAATTTCATTATCTTCAAATTTATCTTTAACTTTATTAAATGCGTCTTCTATAGAAGTTCTTATTTTTTTACCTATTTTTGTTTCTTCCCCATCATTCATTTTAAGAATTGGATTAGTTCCGTCAAATCCTTTTTGGTTTTCATATACTGCTAAAGTTGTTGGTAACATTTTTTGTACAGATTTTGGTAATAAATTAGATGCAGCAATAACTACGGATTCCGGTAAATTATATCCAGAAGCCATTGATGTAATAAAATCATAAGGAGTTAAAACAGCAGCGTCCAATTTTCCTGGCACTAATGTTTCAAATATTTTTCTACTAGGTGAACCTTTTTCTAATTTAGAAAATAAATTTAAACCTTTTGATTTTATAGAATCTCCAAAATTTCTAAGAGTTTTTATTTTTTTATCATAGTTTAATTTTTCTTCTTTAAATTGTGCAAGTTGATTTTTAGTCATGTCATTAAATTTTATATCTTCTCCTCCTATTCCTGCAAAAGATTTTTTTGCATTAAAACCTTTAGGGTCTAAGTTTGTACCTGATTCATTTACTCGGTAATATCCAGTATAATTTTTAGCTATATTTCCTTTTTTAGAAACAATATTTTCTCTAACCTGTTTAGCTTGTGCATTTAATTTCATTCTCTCGTTGTTAAAATCATTTGAAGACATGTTTTCTTTATTCTTAATTAATTCTACTTGTTTTACAGCTATGGGTCGAGCTTTCTTATCATATCCTGACAAAGATCTATTTATTCTAGCATTACCTTTCCCTGTTGTTCCTGTTGTAGTTTCAATAACCTTAGGATAAGGATGGATAAAATTCGTACTTAGATCACCTTTATAATTAAGTCCGTCTGGTTGTAAATCTTTTAAATTTGTAGCATAAATAAATCTGCTTTTATTTTTAATTGATTGTTTACCTGTTTTTTCAAAAACTAATTCATTTGTTCCTTTTTTACCAAATTTGTCCATTTCCTTTCGAGAAATATATTCTATACCTTTTTTTCGACCTGGGTAATTTGGGTTTCGATTATATTCTTTAGCAACTTCGCTTTCTCCGGTTAAATCTTTTGCGTTCATATCTAAAAATTTATCACCTACTTTTATTTGAGGTGCGTTATCAATAATTAGTTGTAATTCTTCTACAGTTCTCATTTTAGAATATTGGTTAGCTCTTGTGCCTTCACGAAACCCTACTCTTCCGCCATCATTTAACCCTTGTGTAGAAAATTGATTTTTTAAATCAAACCTATCTCTAAACGTATAGGCCGTTGATTCGTATTCACCGGTTACTGGATTTACTATAAACTTTGTCATGTTAGTGAAATAATACCTCCTTTTGCTTGGTTTGGTTTATCGTCCGGATCAAAATAATCATCAAAATTTTCATCATATAATGATGTTGGTTCTTCAACCGTATCGTCTCCAAGATTTTCAACTTGTTTTGCTAAAGCTTTTCTTCGTCCTATTTCTAAAACTTGATCTTCTGGCTCCATTTTTAAAATAGCACTTGCTTCGCTTGTTGATATACCAAGTTCTTGTGCAAGTTTTTTAGCCGGTGCAATATTCTGTGGACCAAAATCTGTTT